CCACGAGGGTCACGCCGACATCGGCAAAGTTCGTGGACTTCGCGCCGCTACCAAGCTCCCATTGGGTCGTGCCTGAGACGCTGATCGAGCCCGACTGATAGAGGACGTTCACCTGCATCACGTCGCCCTCGGCTAGGCCGGTCGGGTTGATGACGTGAGCGCCGTTCACCGTGAGCTTATGCGTGTTGGCATCAGCGTATTTGTACTCCTCCGTCACAGCACCGAGCGTCCCGTGATCCTTGACGGCACTGGAGAGCGAGCCGATCATCCGCGAGCCAGACCGATAGACGAGGACTGTCGCGTCCAAGCCGAGGTTGGCACGGGCGCCTTCTGCGCTTGAAGCGCCCGTGCCGCCAGCCGTCAGAGGGCGAGCGGCGTTCGCATCGGCAACAAAGTCGTCAATGAACCCATTGTAAGCCGTGGACTGAATGACGGTGTTCGGCACGCCCTTTGTGCCAAGGGGCACGCTGTAGACGCCGGATTGATTGCGAGGCATGGCGGCTCCAAAAGGAAGGTGGCAGATTGACTATCGCCGATCAGTTGTGCGCTCCTACGCAGGTGAGCGGAGGGGACAATGAAACGGTCGGTTGTGATTGCGACGCTGCTATTGCTCGGCGGGTGCCAGACCAAGCCTGTCAATGAAATGAGCTATACCGAGCAGAACGTTTGGGCCTCTGGCATCGTCAAGGCATGTCGGGATCAGAAGGTGCCAGAGCCGCAGATGAACGATTGCATCCGTGTTGAGGCAATAAGAGATATGACCGAGAGGCATTCAAGCGCAGTGCGGTCACAACGGATGCGGGAGGCGCTGGCCGATGGCTTGACAGGCATGGGTGCGTCTATGCAGGGTCAAGCGGCAACCTACTCGCCGCCCGTCAATTGCACTTCTCGCTTGGCCGGGACGAATGTAGGCCAGCCAACGCGCATCGAAACGAGCTGCTATTGATCGCGAACCCACAGCTTTTTTGGACGATCTTCTCGGCGGTCCTGTTGGCACTCATTCTCGCGGGGACGTTCTTCTGGGGATTGGTCGCCTACACCCGTTTGGAGCGAGCCGAGCGGCAATGGAGCCGGCAAGGCGATACGCCTTTGATCGCTATCATTATGCCTCTTGGGTTCCTTGCTCTAGCGATGGCCGCGTCCCTCGGTTAGCCACCGACCTCTGAGCCGCCTGTGGCGGCGAGAAGGCGTGCGATGTCTTGGCTGCGACGCGGGTCTGAGAGCGCGACACTGACGCTCTGCGGCGTCGTGGGCACCCCTCGGGCAATGAGAATGCTGGCGATTTCACGCGCCACACGCTCTTCATTGCCAGAGCGGACTTTATTGACGACGGCAGCACCGCCCTTGCGAGCGAGAGCCGCAGCCACACCGGCCACGCCAGCCTGCGTGGGGTCAAGGCCGCCCGCATAGCCGAGACCCGCACCCGCGACACCGACAGCGCCCATCTCCGCAAGCTGGCGGGCCGTTGTCGAGTTGCCAGTAAGCGCGCGATGCGTATCGCCGAACACCCGCTCGGTCTCAAGCTGGCGACGAACACCCGCTGCGTTTCCCTGCAACGCAGCGTCCATAGCCTCCTGCTGCATAGGCGCATAGAGACGGTTCAGACTGTCAGCCGTACCGCGCCGGTTCAGGATGGCTTCAGCCATTTCTGCCGCATAGCCTTGGCCGACTTCCGGGCGAACCGGACCCTGCATCCGAGGGCCGCCCCGAGCACGAGCCGGTGCATCAAGGTCAATGCGTGGTCGCGCCAGATCGGCACCCGTCTGATAGGCTTCGTCCGTGCGATATGCCTGCTCACGAAGACTGCGCGCGTTGGCGTATTCCGGACCTCCAAGCGCCGCATCTGTCTGCTGGCGAAGCGTCCGAGCAAGCGAGGTGGCCTGAGCGGCGGTGTCATTGTCGCCAGACCGCGCAGCGACTTGGCCCATGGCGTCTAGCCGGCGTTTCATCGCATCAAGGAGGCCAAGATTGGACGCTGCGCCCTCATTGCCCGCGGCCATCCGGTTCTGCACTGCCCGCGATGCTTCGGCGAAAGCGCGTCGGCCCATCGGCGAACCGATGATCTCTTGGAAATCTTCTAGCGGAAGATCGTAGCCGAGGGCACGGGCCTCATCGTAGGCTCTGCCGATCTCAGGCGCAGTCCTTCGATTAGCCGCCTCTCGCAGGCCCTCAACCGTCAGTCGATTGCCCTGCGGCAGGCCGGCAGCCGTTTCCAAAGCGGAGACCACGCGCTGCGGCTGATTTGCCATGCGGGCGTTGCTGAAGGTATCCATAGTGGAACGTGCGTCTGGCGAGACGTTTGCCGATGCACGGGCTAAAGCCTGGCCGCGCACGCCCATAGTGTCCACGAGTGCCGCTTCGGGGCCGAGCTGAGCCAAGCGCGCTTGCACATCGGCTTCTGTAATATTGCCGGTGCGCAGAGCCGTGCCAACGCGGTTTGCGGCCTGCTGCGCGGCAGGGCCGAACGAATTGCGGGCTGCATCCACCACGGGCTGAGCGAGCCGAGCCGCGCCGTTGACAATGGCAGGAGCCGCAGCGCCCGCGACAGCACCAAACCCACCACCCTGCAAAGCACCTGTCAGGCGCTCGTCGCCATCGGCACTGCCTGCGCCGGCAACCGCGCCATATGCAGCACCCTCACCTGCATAGCGAAGCCCGCGAACAGCCAGATTGCCGCCCTCTTTGACGAGCGTGACGCCGTTGCGAGCTGCGCCGAGGGGCAAGGCAACGCCGCCTGCCAACTGGCCTGCCAGCCGTACACCACCGCTCGTCCGCTCGTCGCTCTGGTCGCGGCCTCGCTGCGCAGCGAGGTTGCCCGAATAGTCGCCGAACGTCCCGCCGATACCGGTCGCAGCGCCGAGACCGGCCGAGATTTCATCCGAGAAGCCGAGCGTCAACCCATCGGCCACGCCACGTACAGCGGCGTCCACCTTGCCAAAGAAGCCGGGCGAGTCGCTTGCCTGCTGCTTGGCGCCGATGTTGCCAAGAGCGGCCATGGCGGCGTTCTGATCGGGAGCATCCAGCTCGTAGGTCTTGCCGTCCGGGCCTTGGATCTCGAAAACGGGCATCAGCGCTTTTCCCTGATCTTGACGCCGTTCGGAAGCGTCTGCCACCCATCAGCGCCGGCCTCGGCAGGCTGACCTTGGCTCGGTTGCGCGCTTTTGCGGAGTGCGATTTCCTGCGCAACCATCGCGGCGGGCGGCATGCCAGCTTCGATAGCGGCTACGGCACGAGCGCGAGACTGCTGTTTCTGCGCGAGCAGTTCAGGACTGTCGCCGGGCTGCGGGAGGTAGGTGACGCCATAAAGCGACTCCTCCTCACCCGTGATCGCGGCACCTGTGTCTTTGCGCAGAATGGCTTGCAGGAACTCATTGCCGGCCTGTTTCGCAAGCTGGTATTCTGTGTTCTGGCCGCCGCGTGCGAGCCCGAATGGCACAGCTTCCCGCATGCGATCGGTACGATCCATCAAGGCAGGAGCGTACTGGTCCAGAGTCCCGAGAGAGCCTTTGGCGCGTGTCGAATAGACGGCATCCTTGGACTGGCCCTCTGTGAGGGCGGGTGTATCGCCCCCGACTTGGATCAAAGAGCCATCAGGACCACGCACCACGACGCCATTGCCCTTCTTCGGAGCTTCGACGCCGCCAACCGGCACGAACTGGCCGTTCTGGTCCATGTAGCCCTTACGCTCGCGGCCGGTCTCTTGGTCAAACACGCTGATGATGTTCGGCTTATTGGCTTGCTGGACGCGCAGGCCGTAATCCTGATCGTATTGGAGATCGGAGCGTGCATCGCGGCTCCCCTGGCGCGCGTCGAGATACTGGTTACGGCTGTCCTCGCGCTGATATCCCTCCTGGCGCACGCCGGTCTGATACTGCCGCTCGTCCTGACGAACGCCCGTCTCGTAAGCCCTCTGCTCCTGCGTCTGATACAGCTTCATCTGCTGCTCATACTGAGCTTGTGCCTGCGCTTGACGCTGCTCGACAAGGGCCTGAACAACGGCTTTCTGCTGAGGTGTGGCGGCAGGGTTCTGCAGCACACGAAGCGCTTCAGGCGGGATGCCCATCTGCGGCGGCTGCGGCATGGCCTGGGCGACGCGCTGAACGGCTGGCGAAGGCGCGGCCTGCTGCTGGGGCTGGGCGGCCATCGCTTGGACTATGCTGTCTCGGCTGGTCGGAACTGGAACGCCAGACGATGTCGCATCCGTCATGGTCGGCGTAGCATTGCCAGCAGCAGGGTCGGCCGCCGCCATCTGCACGGGCTGCTGTTGGCCGGCGAACTGGCCCGCGTAGGATCGTGCCGTCTGGATGCGGGCGTTGCGCTCCGGGTTGTTCGGGTCGTCGTATCCCGCGAACTTCCAGGCGCCATTCATCAGCTCCTGAGCTTCCTCAGGGCTCTTCGCAGCGTTCAGACGCTGGACTAGACCGGGATCTTCGGAGAGGAAGAACTGCGCCTGAAGCTGCGGAGAGGGCCGGTTCGGATCGCCGCCGTTCTTGGCCACGAAATCACGCATGGCTCCAAGCCGCTCGGCGCGCCACGACATGATGCCGCCTGCCGTTCCCGCCTGCCCGCTCTGCGAGGGGTCCGACCACTGACGATAGACGTTGCCGGGCGAAAAGCCGCTCTCGCGCTTGCCTGTCGCCGCGACCGCCGCCAAGCCGTAGGGGTTCGTAATACCGGCGAGTCCCTTGGACTGATCGCCCTGACGAACGGTATCGATGAACCCGGTGTAGATATCGCCCGAGGGCAGGTCCGCGACCGTGCCGCCCGTTGTGGCGCCGGGTGCGGCTGCAGCAAGGGCAGTACCAGACGCAGACGACGCACCGGCCGATGCCATCGTGTAGGGCGCAGACAGGGCGGATGTGGCCGCCGAATAGTCCGTGGCAGCAGCGGTATCGTACTTCTCTTTGGCGGTGCGCAGCCGGCGCTCTTCGATACCACCGAGGATGCCTTCGCCTAGCGCATTCAGCCCTTCGCCGATGTTCTGAGGTGCGCTGCTGCGTGCTGCCAACGCATCAAGCACCTTCCGACGCCTCTGGAGGTCGTCGTAGGTGATGCCGGTATCGCCGCCGAAAATGAAGCTGGGGTTTGCCATTAAGCCAGCGCCTTCCCGTAATCGACCGCCTTGAAGCCGTTTGGCATTGTGATGACCGCCTCGGGACGCACGCGCTCAACCTCATCGGCCATAAGGCCAACCTGGAGGAGATTGTCGTTCAGATAGCGGAAGCTGTAGATGCCGAGTCCATTGCGACCAGTCTGGAGCCAGCGGATATCGCGCTTGAGCCGGCGATCCGAGAAGCCGATGCCTGCCTTCGCAATGCTGCCGCCAAGACCGAGAATGCCGCCCAAGAGCTGGTTTCGGTTCTGCATCTGCTGCTGGTACGCGCTGGTCTGGTTCTGGTAGTTCTGCTGGACCAAGCCAGCATAGTCTACGGTCGGAACCGCGCCCACATTCGTGTTCACGAAGTTCGGGTTCTGCACCTGCGAGCCGTTCATCAGCGCCGCAATCTCGTTGATAGGCTGGTTGCGAGCAGCATAAGCCTCGGACAAGCCCTGCGAGCGAGCCTGGTTGTTGAACGAGGCATACTGCGCGTTCTGGCCGAAGTTCTGGGCCTGCGCGGCGTTGTTCGTGGCCGTGCGCTGCGCGTTCTGCGAGAACTGTTGATCCTGGGCAGAGTTGGCGAATGCGGCCTGCTGCGCGTTCTGGCCGAACTGCTGCGCCTGCGCATTGTTCGCGAACTCGGCGCGGCCGAGAAGCTGCCCGTAGTTCTGCTGCTGCGCGGCGTTCTCGAACACGGAGCGATCACGCTCAAGGCCGACAAGGCGGCTCTGCTCCTGGCCCGCGTTCAGGATCGCGCCAAGGCGCGCATCGTTGGACTGACGCGAGAACTCGTCAACGCCGCGATCATAGGCGGTCGAACCGAGCTTGATGCCCTGGTTCGAAAGCTGAGTCTGCAGCGCATCGCGGTCGCGTTCCAGGCTCGGATTAAGCCGAGCCATAAGGGCGTCTTCGACACGCTGGCGATCGGCGCTGAAGTCCGTGTTGTATGTCTTGGTGATGGCGCCTGCATCGCCGAACTCACGCTGGATAGACCCCGCGTCGGCGATTGAGCGCTGAATGCCGCCAGCGTCTCCGATATCGTAGCTGATGCCCCTCGCTGTCGGCTGGAACGTGTTCTGCAGCGTCGGAATGCCCGACGTGTCCACACCCTTGCCAAGATAGTTCTGAAGGAAGGACGACTGCTGGTTGGCGGTCGTCGCGAGGTTCAGGGACGCGGCATTGTTCTGGTCGGCAATTGCCTGCTGCGCGGGAGAGAGGCTGGTCGTTGCCGTGAACTGCGGCAGATCATAGCTCGCGCCGGTCGTCGGATCCTTGAACTTGTAGGTGCCTGACTGCGAGTAGGTCAGCGATCCATCGGGCGTAATCTGATTGACGTTCTGCAGATTGGCGTTGGCTACAGCCGTCGCGACATTCGTCCCGGTCTGAGCTGCCGCCGTGACCAAGGGGTTGGGAGCTTCAGGAGCCTTCGGCGTTTTCATCGAGCCCTCATGAACGGGTTCTCGGCCAGTTCCTCGGCCGCCATGGTGTAGATCATTTCGGCGTCATCCCTGCCCCGCAGGCGAGGAATGCGATGGGCGGTGAAGCCGAGGCCTTCAGCCACCCGACACGCCCGCGTGTTACTCTCAGCAGTCCGCATGACGACAAGCTGAGCCTTGGCGCCCTCGATCACGTATTTGGCGAGGGCCGCCATCACCTGACGGGTCATCCACCGAGCCGATCGGGCCGCGATCGACATCTCAATGGTGCCTGCGCTGGGCTGCCAATCGTGGAAAACGATGCCAGCGATCAGCGTGCCGTCGTCGGACACGCCAATCGTGGCTGCACCTTCGAACTCGATATCGCTTCGACCGTAGGTGTCGCGGACGAACTCATAAACGTGAGTGTCAGCGCCGTAGACGAGCCGGATCATACCATCACCCCGCCGACTTCGTAGAGGAGATCGAACGCGATCAGTTCGGCATCAGGGGCGACGGTGCTGCCGTTTGTCACCTGCACCTGAGGCAGAACGGCGAGGCTGCTGGATCCGATAGAGGACCAGCGTGTCGAGACCTGCTTGACGGCGCCGCCGTCCCATTTGGCGACATCCCACAGCCCGACGTCCCATAGGCTGCCGCCGCTAGGTGTCGGCGAGGCGCTAGGGGGCGTCGGCAAATCGGCTGAGTAGTCGGACCCGATCGAGATTTGTGCGGTGAAAGGCTGCCCTGCGATGAAAACCGTGCGCGCGGAGTGGATCTGCTTGGTGCGCCCGATGGTTCTGAGATGGTCAGGTAGCCCGACATAGGTGCTGGTGTAGAGGGCACCGTCGTCGGACCCACCGTTTTCCGCCAGCATGACCGTGCCCTGCGGCGTTCCGAAATAGGCTTGGTCTCGATGGTAGGCCAGGCAATTCGTGGACCAACCCGTGTATCGAGCCCATGCTCCTGTCTGCAAGTTCACGACGTAGCAATAGGGCACGATGCCGGGCACTGCCGGGATGGATACGATGCCCATGTTCATGGAAGGCCACTTCAGCAGCTCCCAAGGCTTATCGCCGCGCGCGAGAACGTCGAACTTCCACGCCGGCTCAATCGTGCGAGTGACCGCAGAGAGCGTGAGCGCCGAGCTATCCTTTACCAACACCTCGGAGAGCGGGACGATACCGTCTCTGGTGCCGATGAGAAGGTCGCCACCGGCCGACATGAGGCAGCGGCGGCCCATCGGCGGCGTGATGTCGTACCGGCCCTTGATGGCCCATGTCGTGGCGCTGGACGGGTCGGTGCCCTGATAGATCGCCACCTCGCCTTGGTCGGAGATGAAGACGGCTTGGTCATCAAGGCCTGAACCCGTGTCCAAAGACCATGTGCCGCCCGTCAGCAGCGACCCGCCGCGCTGGAACACGCCGGCAAGCGATAGCTGCTTAAGCGTGCCGTAGATGCTATCTACGGCGAGATACCACACGTTCATGGAGCCGCGTTCGATGAAGAACAGGCGGTTCTTGAATGTGAAGACGTGCAGGAGGCGCTTCGGATCCAGGCCCGTCGCGCTGATGCTCTGCTGCGTGGTTGGGTCGTTCTTTTTCCAGACCGTGCCGTCGTAGACAAGCGGCTGATCGGTGCCGTTCACTGCGTACAGGAAGTTGCCGCCGACCGTAGCGAAGGGCTGGAAGCTGTAGTAGCCGCTGGTCTGGCCCGTCACGACCGGTGTCGGAACCGTCGTCGTGCTGGAGACCGCGCTGATGTCGAAGATAGCCGTGTCGCTGGCTGCGAAGAGGTTTGCCACCGTGGCCGTGGCATAGTTGAACATGCTGATGACCGGCGCCCCGATCGTGGCAATGCGCGTGGAGCCGGCGCGAAGGCGTGCCGAGGTCTGCGTCGGAAACCAGTTGTCGAGGATCTGTGCGCCTGCCCTTCCTGCCTGCGCGAGGTTTTCATTGAGCACGAGACCACGCGTCGGCGCCGGGAAGGTATAGCTGCGGGCCTTCTGGCGCTGCACGTCGGATACCGCAGTCCGACTAAACCCGCGCCTCAAAACTGCTCTCCACCCAGTGTGCCAGGGTATGCATACCCCGCATTGTAGGGAACGCGGCGGTTGCCCACGACAATGGTGTTCGAGCCCTTGTCGGCGCCGATGGCGTAGCTCAGCGCCTCTTCATAGGTCGCAAGGTCCTCGGCATAGGCGAGCCCCTTGTTAGCCCGCCACTGCCACAGCATGCCAAGGCGAAGGACACGCTCATCAAGAGCAAACGTGTCGGTATCGGCCATGAACGAGGCCTGAGAGGCATTGGCGCTCGAAATGACGATGCCGTTGGAGATGTAGTAGTATTGGATCGTGGTGCCGGTGGATGGGACCGGCCGAATTTGGATCTGGCGGCCGATGATCGTCCACGCGCCTGGCGTCCACTGAGGCGATCGCGACATCATCCCGAGCCATTGGTCGGTGTCCGCGATGTGGAAGAGCGCCGTTGCCATGCCGCTGGAGGACCAGAGGTTGGCCTTCTTGAGCATGCGCCGATAATCGGCAGGCATCGAGAAGGCGCCTGCCGTCCCGTTGCCTGCAATCGTACCAAGCGCCTTCAACGCCGACCAGTCGTGCGTATCGAACGCGATCCTCCGCGCCATCTCATTGGCGAGCGCCTGAAGCTCAATGTGCTCGCGTTGAGTGGACGAGAACACGGCATCAGGCACCGTCAACCCGATCACAGGGCAAAGCTCTCGGATGACGGAGAGGATGGTCATATCAGGCGCTCTCGGCTTCCTTGAGCGTGGCGATCAGCGTCTTCTTCGACGGGTTGCCACGCGGGCGCGATCCGGTCAGGTCCTCGATCTTGTCCTTCAGCTCGTCGCTGGTGAGGGCGTCGTAGTGGTCGCCGTCGTCTTCCGCAGGCTCGTCCGCCTTGGGTTCGGCGATCTCTTCGTCCGTGGCTGCAGGCTCCTCGCCCTCGGCCTGCGGCTCACCTTCGGTCGGCGCTTTGTAGAGAGCCTGGAGCTGAGCACGCAGGGCCTCGTTCTCACGGCGCAGCTTGTCCGTCTCAGCCGAGCCTGATGCGCTCTGTAGATACGCGACAGCCTGGTCCTTGAGGTCACGCCCGCCAATGCCGAGCGTCTTCAGCGGCGTGCCATCCAACGCAGCCAGCGTCTCGGCCGTATGGATGTTCAGGGCCTTCAGCTCAGACCGCTTGGCCTGCGTGAGGAAGGGCAGCTCTTCCACTGGCGTTCCAGACACGATCTGGGCGGCCTGCTGCTTGAACGCGCGATACTGCTCGGGGAAGCGCTGGGCGTAGGTCAGCTTGGTCGTGTAGCCGTCAGAGCCATCGGTCAGGCCGGTCTCGGCATGGGCCGGGAATACGCTGATCTTGTTGCGGTCGCCGCCGAAGCGGATTTCGACCACTTCCATGTCATCGAAAATAGGCCGGCCAGCCTCTCGGCTGCGCGCCTCGTTCGGCACGGCGATCGTCTTGAAGACGGGCACGAGAAGGGCGTCGTTCGTGGTGTTGCTCATGGCATCCTCGGACGGTGAAAAGGGAAAGGGCGAGCGCTAGGCCCGCCCTCTTCGGGTTACTGAGCGTTCGAGCGAGCCCAGAAGTACTGGCCCGACGTGACCGGCAGACCAGCCTGCGTCGAATATGCGCCAGCACCGGCCGCAGCCGTCATGGCCGGCTCGGTGATAATGATCGCCGTCGCCGCAGCGATGTTGGCCGATGCGCGGACGAACACGTATTCGTGGCCGTCGTTGCCGACGATCTTCGACCCGAGCTGCGGCGACGGAACCGCCGAGTTGGGATCGTAGTACGGCAGGCCGCCGACGTAGTTGGTGTTGACGCCAAGGCTCGGCGTGATGTTGAAGGCCATGTGATGCTCTCCTTGTCAGGCCGATTAGGCGTTCGGGTTGGAGTCGTAGAGACGCCAGTTGAACAGCGGATTGGTCTGGGTGAGTTCCCCCATCCAGCCAATGAACTGGCCGATGGCGTCCTGATTGATCGGCATGAGGCCGTCGCCCGGGAACAGCTTGTCGAAGTTGCGGGCCTTGTTGAACCGCAGCCGCATGGTGGAGGTGTCGAGGCCGAACGTGGTGTTCGCCGGCATGTTGGAGCCGATGCCGCCTTCCTGAACGATCTCCACCGTCCGGCCAGCGCCGGCATACTGGAGCGTCGGGAAGCCCATGCGGCCGAGAGTGCCCGGCTTCTCCGAGGAGAGGCGCTGGATGGCGACCGTGGCTGCGTCGTAAGCGCGGAAGTGTTCCGGGCTCATGATGAGGAGATCCGCACCCTGGCGACCGCGCGTGCGGCGGATGAAGATTTCCGTGAGCATCTGACGGATGGTCGTGGAATTGACCTGCGTGCCGATGGTCGGGAACGCCGAGTTGGCATCGTAGGTCGTGGTGCGCCAGAGCGGGTAGGCCGAGCGGTCGATACCGCCGTAGGTGCCGACGTTGGTCACGATCGGAACCGCAACGCCGAGACCGCCGAGCTGCTTGCCGTTGTTGGCCGTGCCGTCGCCGTAGACGGCGGTGTCCATGACATCGACGAGCGAGCGCTCGGCAACGTCCATGTAGGACTCCATCACGTCCATGATCTGGTTAGAACCCTCGTTGTTGAGGATTTCCTCCATGGTGATGGAGATCGGCACGACGACCATCTTCGGCGTGAAGTAGGCGTCGTTGAACAGCTCGATGGGCGGGTTGGCGAGGAAGTCGTAGCCCGAGTACCACTGGCCGTCAGGCTTCGCGATCTGGAGCGTCTGGCGAATGCGCGGGCCGCTGTAGGACTTCATCAGTCCCTTGGAGCGCAGGAGGGCGAACAGCGGGGACGAGTTCGACACGAGGTCTTCGTAGCCGCGAGAACGGTCCTCCAGCGCCATGGACAGCGCCTGCTGGTAGTTGACGATGGGATTGATCGGCATCGATCAGGGTTCCTTAAACACGCAGGCCGTTCGCCGCGAAGGCGCGCTCTAGTGCCTGCCGAGAGGTTGAGGAGGCCTGCGCGCGCGGCGATGGGTCTGAGCCATTGCTGGGGGCGCCGGTGACAGTTCGGGTTCCGGCCGGGTTGAGCGACACGGGAGCGGGGGCAGCCGGCGCAGGAGGCGTCATCGGCTGAGGAACGGGGTTGAGGCGGTCGGCCTTCGAATAGGCGTCCGCAAGGTCGGTGGCGAAGCCGGTCTTCAGCATGTGAGCGATGCTGTCCGACAGCTCGTCAAAGCGCGGGTTCTCGCGAGCGAAGGCGTCCACCTGCGAAGTGATGCTGTTCTGGTGCTGCTGAGTGATGTGCGAGTTCACGCCTGTCATCTGCTGCCGCAGGTCAGCCAGTTCGCGGCGAAGCTCCAACACGGTCTGTTCGCTGCGAGACTGCTGCTGGTCCGGCGTCTGGTTCAGGACATGCGCGGCGAGGTCGCGGAAATTGATGCCGAGGTTCTGAGCGACGCGTTCAAAGCCGGCGACCGGGTTCTCACGGAGCAGGCGCTCCATGCCCGTGTAATCGTTCAGAACCTCGGCAAGCTGGCGCCCGCTCTGGCGTGCCTGCTCGTCGAACTGCCGGACGCTCTCGTATGCCTGGGCGTCGTTTCGGTACTTCTCAATGCCCTTCTCCATCTCGGAGAGAGCGCGGTGCGTTTCGGCCTTCACGGCATCCGGCGTGGCGTCCCAAGCCGTCTTCGCTTCGGTGCTGTAGCGATGCGGTGCCTCGATCCGGGGGGCAGGCTTCGCAGCCTCGGCGGGCTTGGCCTCACCCTCTGCGGGCTTAGCGCCTTCCTTTGCGGCGAACTTGCCGTCTTCGCCACGAGATGGCCCGTCACTCGGCTTGGGAGCGGCGTCGGCGGGCTTCGCGGGCGTTTCCTTGCCCTTGGACTCCTGCGCCGCGAACGCCTTCTCAAGCGCTTCTCTCGCGCTCTTGCTATGCGCGGGCGCTTCGGGCTTGTCGTCGGTTTTTTCAGGTGTTGGAGCCTGATTGCCGAGCGGGGTCGGCGCGGGCGCGGGCGTGTTATCAACGGGCGCAGAGTGACCATCGCTCGGCGCGGGTGCGCCTGCGTCAACGACATCGGACATGGTGTGGATTCCGTCTGAGGGAGTGTTAGAGGCTGTTCACCTGCGCCATCGCCTTCTCCAGCGACTGGCGAATGCTGCCACGGTCCGGCTTGGCCGGGTTTTGGTGGCGGAAGCGGGCGGGGTCGTTACCGACTTCCACCATCTGATTGGCTCGCGTCACCTCTCGGAATTTAGCCTTCGAGGTGTAGTGCTTGCCATCTGCGGGGTGCTGTACAGGCTCCATGGTGTCGAGCGAGAGCATCGGGCACGGGAGAGCGGCGCGGGACGGCTCAACATAGGCCGTCAGCTTGCGAAAGACGCTGCGACCGTTGCCGAGGTCGATCCAACCATACTCGCTCATGCGCTTGCCTGGATTGCAGTGACAGAAACGCGCGCGCCAGCAGCCGCCTCGTATGGCGTGAAGCCCGATAGCTGCGCGAGAACCGGGTTTAGGGCCTGAAGCACACTGAGGATGGATAGAAGCCCCGTGCTGATCGGGTTGATCATCGGCATGGCGCGGGCACGCTGCCCGTAGATCGTGACGCCCGTGTAGACGCCGTTGGTCTGGATGAAATTGCCTCGGAAGTCAGGCACGGGCTCTGTGCCAGAACCCAGCGACCCGAACACCAGCACAGGCTCCGTGGCAAAGGTGCGCGTGAAGGTGATCGTGGCGTACCCGTTGGCGTCCAGCGTCACATTTGCCGCTGAGGTCAGGCGCGGATGCGTGTGATCGCCGCGAGACGCTGTGTCCATGCTGCCGGCTGCTGGGCTTTTGGCCTCCGCTGTTGGGCTGCTGTCGGCAAGTTGCAGAAAAGCAGGAGGGACGACCGCAGGCATCACGTCAGCTCCGTCACCTGGGCGTTGCCCGAACCAGTCGCCAAGGTCGCCGTCACAATGCCCGTGTAGCCGTAGGGAAGCTCGTAGTAGGCGCTGGCCGGCATGGCGTAGGTGTAGTTCGTGGCCGATGCGCCCGAGCCGAGGTTGACGTAGAGCAGCGCCGTGCTCTCATTGAACACCGTCAGGCCTTTGCGAGCGGCATTGACGGCCTTCATGGTGGCAACGGTCGTAGAGGTGGCGACGCGCGTTGTGGCGCCCGTGCTAGAAGTGACGGACTGTGTCTGCATCGGCGCGCCAGACGTGCCGAGGATGCGCTCGGCGCCGTTGACCGGATCCGGCTGGGTTAGCGTGACTGGCGTTGCCATCAGGCGGCTCCATTCTCTTGCGACCGAGAGGCCATCTCATTCATTCGAGCGTCGGACATGCGCTGCGCATTGTCTGCGGCCGATGCCTTGGCCTCGATGTCCAAAGCCAGCTTTCGAAGCTCCAACTCGCCCTTCTGCATCTCCTGGCCGTGACGCATGACCTGCGCATCACGCTCTGCGGCGATGATCTCCAGCTTTCCGCTCACCTCGGCCTGGCGAGCCTGAGCGTCGAACTGCTTGGACTGAAGGTCGGCCTGCTTGAGAGCCATATCGGCTTGCGCCTTCTGGGCCTCCATCTGCAACCGGCCCTGCATCTCCTGCTGGCGGGACTGCGCTTCCTGCTGCTTGGCCTCAGCTTCAGCCTTGGCGGCCTGCGCTTCCGGGCTCTCTTGCTGAGGCTGCGATGCCCTCGCCTTCATCTGGTCGGCGAACTCTTCGATGCTCGCTTCCATCTGACGACCAGCGCGGAACTGACTGGCGACATAACGGAGCGTGTCTGCGATCACCCCGGCTGCTGACGGATCGGCCTGGAGCAACGGAAGCGCCTGGCCCATGAAGCCACCGACTGCAGTCACGTACTCGGTCGCCCGCTGCTTGGCCGCATCCTCATCCGGCGCAATGGTGCTGTCCGTCTCAATGTCGAGCACGAACGGGCGAACGCGTTGGTCTCGCAGGAAGGCGACGACCTTCTCCAGCGTCGGCACCTGCTGCAACTGCGCGATCTGCTGCTGCACCTGTTGCTGCATCTGGCTCTGTGCCTGCTGCATCATCTGCTGGGCTGCGTTCGGGTCCTGCTGTGCGGCTTGCTGCGCCTCAGGGCTTGCCATGGCCTGCTGCACCTGAGCCTGTAGCTGCTGTGCGGCCTGCTGTTGGATTTGCTGCGCCTTCTGGGCAATCTGCTCGTCAGTCTCGATCTCAAGCTGCGACATCGCTAGAAGCGTGTCGGGCTGGAAGTTCTCGGCCATGATCTCGGCCGTGATGCGCACTAGGTCACGGGCCATGCGGACGAGCTCGGCCTGCTTGTCGCGGATGCGGATAGAGCCGTACTGCGACTTGAGCTCTTGGGCGCCAAGCGTCTCGCTCGCTACCGTGGACCCGCGCATGATGTCGCTGAGGCCCATGATCTGGTACACGTCGTCAATGACTGACTTGCGCAGTTCGACCAATGCCACGACGGTCTGAGCGATCTGGTCGATCGGCAGCCAGATAATGGTGTCGCCCGACTGCCCAAAGGCCGCCCAATTGCTGATCGGCACGAGCACCTGACGGTTATCCACCGTCTTCAGCGCATTCTCCACAGCGTCGCCGATCTCGCTGGCGCCGGCAGGGTAGAAGCCCTTGACCTTGATGCTCTCGGACAGCGCATGAATGCGGCCTGTCAGCTCGTTCACCTCGTCAAGCTGATCTCGGTAGTAGACGACATCCGGCACTGGGATCATGGTGCGGCGCTGAAGCGTGGCGTAGGCAGGACGCGGAGACGGGAAGAAGCCTTCGAGCTTCAGATGCGGCTCGGCTTCGTCTAGCGTCACCTCGCAGCCTTCAGCGACCCAAACACAGCGGTTCAGGCCCTTGTGCCAGATCTCCCAGACCCCGCCCTTCTGTTGGCGTCCCTGCCCGGCCTTCTCGCTGTCGTCACGGCGCGTCTCTAGCTCGACTTCGAGATAGGCATCGCCTGAAGTCTCGCCGAAGCGCTCGCGCATCTCATCACGCGTCATCCAAGCGCGATAGGCCACCCAGCCCACGTCGGCCCATTTGCGGGCGGGCTCACTGATGTAGTCGCGGCGGTCGATATGGTCGTAGTGCAGACGCTCCTCAGCCTGGTTGCCGTTCATGCGGGCTTCATAGCGCACACGGGCAACACCTCGGCCTGCGATGGTCAGGTCATCACGCAGCAGCAGCATGAGGCCGTCGATATCCGCCGTCTCGAACGAAACCGTGACGCAGCGCTCCAGAAGCTCGGAGGCTTGACGGTAGAGCGGGCGGCGATCCTTGAAGCGAGGCACCACGACCGGCTGCGGAGGCCGGCTGTAGATGCTCGGACCCATGACCTGAATGTTGGCCCAGAAGAGCTGGAATTCACGGTCGCGGGCGTTGTTGGAGAGCTTGTTCAGGTTGGCGTAGAGGTCGTCAACGTTGTCGGCCTTGCGCTGGTAGTCATCCAGCGTGCGCTCGGCCTCTCGGATCATGGTGAGCCAGACAGCGGAGCCGCCGGGTGTGGCGTTGACCGGGTTGGCGTCCCTATCCGTGAGATTGCTAGGTACGGCCATACATCACCCGGCGTTGAATGAGGCGCAGACAACGCCGGGTGAGAGGGTATTAGCTGCCTCTCCCAGAAACTTCACATCGACATGCTCAGGCTCAACCCAACCATGCCCATACTGCGAGGGTTGAATTCGCCTTGCCTCCTCCTCCGTCGAAGCAACCACTACCGCGCTATCGAAGGAGTCGTAATCGTCGCGGACATCCTGTGAAATCAGCCAGAGCTTCATGTGACACTCACAGTCTGGTGCGTCGTCCGCTGCGCTCATCAGGCAGAGGCGGCACGATCATCTTGCCGGGAGGCGGCTTGATACGGGCGGGCTCGATCTCCAGCGGCACGGAGCGCCACGAGAGCGAGAGATAGCGGAAGGCGTCGGCCAGATGGCTCGACCAGTCATGCACTTCCGACTGCTTGAAGGCTTTCTTCTCGTCGTCCCATTCTCGGCGATACTGCTCCAGAGCGGCCAAGCCTTGGTCTTCGCAGCGAGGGTGAAACACACACCGGGGCAGCGTTCGCCGTACCGCGTTGATGCCGTCCAGCTTGCTCGCCATCGGCACCAGCTCAGGGCGTAGGCGATACTCAGCCATTGTCTCGACACGGGTTCGAGCCTCAGGCACACCCCATTGCTTCACCTTGGCGTCGTGAGGGACGAAATCGACGCCCTTTCGCCAGCCATGCGCTGCGAACCGCTCATGCACGATGGACGCGTAGTGATCGACGCCGACGCCGGATGCCGAATAGCAGTCCAGCACAAACACCTGCGTGCCGACGACCTGAAAGAACCAGATCGATGTGTCATCCCTGACGCCGATATCCCATGCCGTGTGGACCGGGATATCGGGCATCGCATCCAGAGCGACGATCCGGCCTTCCTTGCGGACTGCCACCATCTCGCGAGCGTAGAAAGCGCCGAGGATCGCAGCGTTAAAGCTGCACTCGTACTCCTGCTCGAACTGCGCTCGGCCCAGATCCTCGCCATAGAGCGCGACGTACTCTTTCAAGCTCTCGTCTAGCTGCTCGCTGGTGAGCGCCTTCGTGTCGTAGATCGTGGACACTTCTGCGAACCAACGCGGGCTGTCCTTCGCCATGTCGAACATGGCCTTGGCATGGTTGCGACCGCGAGGCGTGGTGATGAACACCGCCCAGCCATCGTTTTCTTCCAGCATGGGCCGGATGTAGCCCCAGGCGCTCGGGTTCGCCAAAGCCCATTCCGAGAACACCACACCAGCGATGCCGGCGCCCACGAGGCTGTTATAGCGGTCCGACCCAACGAGCTGCCAGGTCGATCCGTTCTTGAAGCGGATGAACATCTCCGCTTCGTTGGTGCTCTCCCTGAGGATGGGCGGGAAAGCCTCGTCAATCCTTCGCTTGCCTGTGTGCGGGTTGACCGCAGTCCAGAGGGCTTTCCGAGCCTGTGCGTATTCGGGCAGACAGTGCCAGTATGACCCGACCCGCTGGTGAGCGAGCTGGCATGTGACGCCGAGGGCGATCTCGTCTTTGCCCCAGCGTCGATGTGCAATCTCTATGGCGCGCTTGCCGCCAGTAAGGAGGAACTTGTCGAGCGGGCGCTGATACCAGCGGACCCGGCGCTCAATCTCCACCACGCTCCTCGTAGACGGTGCGGAAGATGATCTCGGCCTTGATGGGCTCCCCGTCCTCGCCCTCAATCTGCTTGGGAAGGATGGACGCGATCACCTTGAGATACTGGTCAGGCTTCTCTTCACGCACCGTTTGGATAGCCGCAATGCCGTTCGCATTGAAGTCGTCGCACAAGGCTTCGAGGAAGGCCTCACCAAGTTTAGACCGCGAACCTTTCGGCCGACCTTTCGGGTTGGGAACTTGCCCTTTCTCGAAGGGCCGCCCCCGCATTTTTTGCGCATTATTAATTGCGGGATCAGCCATCATTGCCTCGCCGGTCTGAGCGGCTGTCAAAGAAAAGCCACGCCTGCCGAAGCGGACGGGGCTATGTGTATGAGAGCGGCGTTGCAACGTTACCTCGCGATCGGCTTGGCCAATCCCTTGGAACCGCTCTCACCTATGCGCCCTCTCGGGCATTCTGTCAGGACGGGTGAGCCGGACTGCCTGGAGGCTCACTCCATAAGGCAATTACCGCCGTCCTGATCTTGCTGCGCTCTAGGCGCAATCCGTCACCATGAAGATATGTCCAAAACTAGCCCGAAGGGCTATCGCTGTCAAGCTCTTCTAGCCTTTCGCGCATTCTGCGAACCTTCTCCATTTTACGGAGGGTGGCGCTCAAGTCGCGCAGAATGTTCAGGTCCGGCTCTTTTTCGAGGTCTGCGATCACCATCTCAACCATCAAGGCTGCGACGCAAAAAGCGTCGGACGGCATCATCTTCTCTTCCTTCATGCCGCCTCCCAAACTCGGTCGATGACGATTGCGATCGCCAAGAAAGCCATGCCGGCCATGAAGGAAGCTCCGCTCCACATGTTGGCTTGGTCCAGAAGCTTTGTCATGCTTACGCAAATTGCGAGCTTAGACAGAAGCCGAAGCAAGCTCATGCCGCCCTCCCGAAATGCATCGCCAGCGCATTGGCCGCGAGCCTCAACGCACCCACGAGGTGCCACATGCGCATGTCCTCCACGACGCAATACTGGAGCGCGCCGAGGATGTGATCGTTGCGGTGGGCGATTTGCGCTTCCATGATCGCGGCCTTGGCCTCTGCGTGCTGCTCTCGAACGCGGGAGCACCATCGGATGTAGCCGTGGCTGATCTCCGTCCCGCCGCCTCCAGTGCCCTCCGATGCGATGCCAGCGCCAGGCGCCGCGATGGCCCTGCGATGATCGCTGTGCAGCTTTGCGTAGGTGGTGAGGGCGTCGAACTGCTCTTGGGTGATGCCGTTCGGGTCGCGAGAGTCACGCTGGCCGTATATGCGAAGGATGCCGATGAAGGTGCCGGCCTTCTGGTCCTTGGCTTCTGTGAGGGTGATGCCGTTCATTCGGGCTCTGACAGCGAGGGGAGCTTTGTCAGGTGCTTCCTGGGGCTCACGGCGTGGCCCCTTGGATCGGCGCACCTTGCCGCTCGGCTCGCGCTCTACGCCTTCCTTGCGAGGGCGGCCGCCTCTCTTCTTTTCGCTGGCGGTTCTCATGCGGAGGCCTCCGTACAAGTAGGTGTCCTGTTCCAGAGGCCCCGAGCGAAATCGATGTCATCATCCACAAAATCAATACCGAGCGGACATTTGCTGCATCTGGCTGACCAGGCGATGTCATCACTTAAATGATCAATGTACTCCTGCATGAATGCTGGAGAGCCGCACATTGGGCATGTCTTGAGAGCAGGATCTGGATCCGGTATTCGACCCTTCATCACGGGCATCCACATGCCTCCACCTCCCTCACGCTGAAGAGTTTCCCGCCGTGCTCAAAGGCCCCGGCCTTGATGATGTTGAGCAACCGACGCTCGGAGGCGAAGGCCGACATGACGAGGCCTAAGCATACACCAGTGAGGGTCGAAACCGCGAAAGTCAGAGCGCTCATTTCTGCGCTTCCTGTTGATATTTCAGCACCTTGAGAAGCGCGATGCAGATTGCCGTGGCAAGTGTCCTGCCAGCACCATCAATCGGAACGCGGCCGACTTCTGTGATAGGCGCCAACATGCATTCGGGGTTTCGGAAGGGCTCTCCATCTCTCAAGATGCGGTGACACTTGGGAAGCACTTCATCAACGAGGCGAAGCGCACTATCGAGACTACGTGTCGGCGTTATCCACCTAGCGACGTTCCCTTTCCAGCCACCCTTCGCAGTTGGATACTGCGTGCTGTTCCCATATCCGCACGCATGCAGCACCTCGACATCCAGCCCGATGCTGCCCTCTGTCGCGGCTTCCAGCTTCTCTATGAGGCGAGGAATGTCGGTCATCGCGTCGCCTCCCCTGTCTCAAGCCGCTGTTCGTGTGCCTTGACGCCATGGATGACGCTGGTGTGATCGATCACGCCCATCAGCCTCGCAATCGCCGGGAATGAGAGCTGGTACTTCGTGCGAGCAATCCACATGACTTCGTGGCGGGCGCGAACGATGACGTGCTTCCCGTTCTTGTGCCGGATCTGTTCGACATCCAGCCCGTATTTCGCCGCCACAGCCTTGAGCACGGCCGAGATAGGCCCCTTGGCTTCGTGGCAGCCTGGGATGAGCCCGGCGCGGACGGCGATTTGATAGGCGTGCTGGTACTGCAGGAACTGGTATGCCGACATCTTGCCCGGCTCCCAGACAGCGGGCTCCACCTCTTCCACGATCACCGGAGCGATAGGCGCCAGCTTCTTGAGAGCCTGCCGCTTGGCGAACATCTCTTCCTGCTTGCGGAGCCATCGCGGGTCCATGACACGGACAGCCACGCCGACACCGTTCTTGCGCCAGATGCGAGGTGCCTTGGCTAGGACTTCATCCGGCAGGGTGATTGCAGAGGCCGGGGTCATGCTCCCATGCTCCTATGGTCGTTGATTAGTTCGATCACGTCGGGGAAGGTCAGGCCGTCCACGTCGAAGGCTTCGCGGACGATTGCCTTCTCCTCCCGGGTAAAGGGCTGAATGGCTTTCCATGCCGCCATGGAGAAGTTCCGAGCATAGATGCGGCCGAGAACGATGTTGCGGGTTTGGCCGGTCTTCGCGACCGCATCGTTCAGCGTGGCGCCGATAACCACGGCGAGAGCGATATCCGCTACTGGCTTGCGGACTTGCCCATCGCGCCGCCGCTCGACGCCCACGGTTTTGAGCCTCTGGAAGATCGCGACATGCGAGACGCCCATGATCTTCCCGACTTGCGAGAGGCTGAGACCTGACCGGTAGAGTTCGACGGTCTGACGGAATTCTGGAGACGGATGCATGGTCAGACCTTCTGCCAGGGGAGCTTTTCGTCGGGTACGGCAAGGAGCGGTGTCGGCCCCTTCCAGCGCTCGTCTGGGGCGAACAGGTCGCCTAGAGCGGGGTTCGCTTCACGCCCGAGAGGACAGCCGGGGATCCAGATGGAGCCCTTGGGGTAGACCCCTGCCCTCACCTGATTGCGAGCCCATTCTCGGGTGCATTCGGCTAGGAGGATCTGGCTGTGAGGCTGGGCGAAACGGTAGTAGGTGGTGAATTGGGACGTGGGGCCGTCATACATCAAGCCGTCTCCTGCATCAGAGACCGGCCATATTCCTCATCAACAGCGTCCCAGAGCTTCACGAAAGTATCCAAGCCCACCAGAGCTTTAACGTGCTTCCTAAAAAGCAGGGCTTTGGCCCAATCCTCGCTTGCCTTAGCCTCCAGGAAAACCCTTTTCGCCTCTGCAGTCTTTTGCGCTGTCTCAAGATGCAGCTGAGATAGCTCTCTTCGGGCGCGCTTATCGTTGATATGTTGCTCACACATCTCGCGGCGCTCGGTTCGCGCCTTCTGATAAGCCTCGTTTTTGGCTACCAGAGCCAATTTATGCCGCTCCCACCTGCGGCGACCGACCTCACGGCAGGCGTAACGATGGGCCTTCACCAACCTGTGGAACTGGTCTGGATCAACCGGCTGGCCAGCGGCGGCGACAAGCTTCACCTTTTCGATGTCTGCGACCATCGCAAGGATTGCCTCGTTCAAAGCATCATCGGAATAGTCTTCGAAAGCCATCACTCGGCCTCCATCGTACGCGGCTTGGCGAGCTGCGCGATCTTCTGGCGCATCGCCTGACAGTTTTCTTCGGACATGGGTTCGGGCATCTTCATCTCAGGAAGCGCCAGCAGCCTCTCCGTGAGGACCACCATGGCCTTGGCGTCGCGCTCGATCTGGTCGCAGTAGTCCAGAAGCTCGGGAGCCGAAGGCAGGAACGTCTTGGACATCTTCTCGGGAGCGCCGCGACGCAGGAGGGTGCGAACCGCCTTGTCGAACACCGCCCTCTTCACGCCTTCCATCGAGTACATGTAGGCTTCTGCGACGGCCTCGGCGTCCATGTTGCCGTTGACCTTTAGGCCTCCCGAGAGAAGACGGATGCCCTTGGCGATGTCAGCGGAAGTCGCGACCACCGACAGCGCGGAGCGGGCTGCGTTGATCGAAGCTGTGGCCGCCTCCATCTCCTCTGACGAGGGATAACTCCCGGCTCGGAAGGACATCGGGAGCCCAACGCTGTCCTTGACGATCCTCGAATTCAGCGTCTCGAAGCTCATTTCGAGCGACGATGTTGCCGAGGTGGTCTGCGAGGCCGGATGGCCCGCGATGGGAATGCGAGTTACGTTGCTCATGCTGGCCTCGCTGGTTGCGGTTGTCGTCGTAGGAGCCCTCGACAAGCCGGGTGAATGATTTGGCTTGGAGGACGAAATCGAGATCGGCTCGGAAGTCGGTCTTGCGGCCGGTGCAGAACGCCGAGGCTGCGAGGCGGGTCAGCGCCTGGATCCAGCCTTCGAGGCCGTTCGCATCGGCCAGCCGGGCTTTGAGCTTTGAGCGGCGATCAGCGGTTAGCTTCTCGGCAACTGGCAGGCCGCAGCGATGCGCGGTCTCGTTCCAGGCATCGAAGGCAAGCTGCTCGTCGTCGCGCGCCGTGGGTTCCGACGAAGCGTCAGCTTCGGAGGAACCGGGGATGGGGTTGTTTTTTTCTTTAGAGGGGGTGCAGGGGGAGACCTTTCTTTTTTTAGGGGAAGGGGTCTCGCTGGAAGTCACGTCCTGTCCCGTGATGTCACGTGACGTCCCGTGACGCTGACGGGATTTGCGCTCACGATCAGCAGCGCGCCGGGCTTCCAAAGCGGAGCCAGCTTCTTCGCGGGTGGCCTGCTCAACAGCCGTCAGCATCGAAGCCACGGCTTCGGCATGATCCGAGGAAAGTCCCAGAGTGGCGAGCTTCATCATGACGGCTGTAGGGATCATGCTGCGCTCTTCTCAACTGAGGTGACGATAACGGTGCAGGGCTCGCCGGCTTCTTCCCAGCCAATGGAGAGGCGGCGAATGGCGCTGTCGTCAGTGATGACGCCAGCCTTCACGATGGCGTCCAGAACGCCCTTCACGTAGTTGTCGCAGTCGCGGCGACGAGCATCCGGCGCTACGAGATCGATGCGGACATTGACCGATCCAGCGATGCAGGGCGGCTTCTGCGATTTGATGCGATAGCCCGCTTCATCACGCCAAGCCCGGTACTTCGGCGACGGGACGCGGACATTGCCGCGCGTCGGGAACATGCCGTTCACCGAGATAGGGAAAGGGAGCACGATCCGGGCCGTTGGCATCAGGCACCCGCCTGCAGCATGCCCATGGCCTTCGCAGAACGAAGGACGAGGGAGATGTTCGACTTGCAGCAGACGCGCTCGAAGCGATCGAGGATGGCGTCAGCAATCTCATCGTAGTTGTAGCCGGAAGCCTTCATGGAGGCCGCGAGGGCAATCTCCTCTTGGCTCCAGGCTCGGTTGTTGCGCTCTGCGCCGGCATAGGGGATACGGCGCATGGATCAGGCCTCCGAAGCCGCATCCAGGGCGCGGAGATAGAGGTCGAGAATGGCCTCCTGTTCCTGGCGCTCGGCCTCATCCTGCTTGCGAAGAGAGATGACCTTGCGCAGGACCTTCGTGTCGAAGCCGTTGCCCTTCGCCTCGGCGTAGACATTGGCGATGTCTTCCGAGATGGTGGCCTTCTCGGCTTCGAGATTTTCGATGCGCTCGATGATGGAGCGGATCTGGTCTTGTGCGACGGCATCGGTCATGGGTTGCCTTCCTGGCGCTCAGAGAACTTTGGACGGGGCCGGCGAAGCGCTCTGAGACGCTTTCGAGCCCAAGCATTCGCCACGGCTAGAGCGAGCCGCCGCAGCCATGATTTCGTCAGCCGTTTCACGGGCGATTGCCTCCCCTTTCAGGACCAGTTCGGCCTCTTTAATTTCGCTCGCCTCGCAGAGGGCGACGTAGGCGGCGGAAAGGCGGATCAGGGCTTCCCCGGATACGTCCTTCATGTCTTGCCAGCGGCTCCAGAGCCGGGCGGCGTAGCTGCGCTCAATGCCAGCCGCCTTGGCCGCACGATCCCGAGCTGCGGTCCACGTATCGGTCGGACCACGATGGTGGGCGATGACAAGGGCTTCGAGCATTCGACGGGATTTGGCGGCGGCGGTGGTCATGCTGCGGGTGCCTGATGATTTGTCGCGCGCGACATGAGTGATGTCGGACATGGCTTGCTCTCCGGTGCGATTGTTGACGCATGGAGTTCGAAGCTTCTGAGGATCGATACTGGTTCGCGCGCATCTGGGGAGATCGGCGCAACCGGGCACGAATGGAGAAAGGCGCGGCGGGGACGCGAGACAAAACCCCGCCGCGCAGGTGCGGCCACAGGACGGGAGAAGGAACTGCAGCCGATGGGTTGAGCCGGGAAGCTCATGCTAGTGAGCCCGGGCAATCGTGCGACGACCCTCGTCAATGAGGCTATTCACCTTGCGACGGCCATGCACCGTGTCCTCGCCAAACAGACGAATGGTCACTTCGGGGATGGTAAGGCCGGCGTTCTGGTAGAGAGCCAGAGCGCGGGTCGCGAGGGTGATGCCGCCGTGGCGGGTGATGTTGGCTTCGTGGTGAGGGCTCATGATGCAAGGCTCCGCTGGGAGGCTGCATTCGTCATCGGCGGCAAGAAGTCGTCGGCAGATAGGCGTCGGCCAGACTTCTTCGCCGCAGCGATCAACGCAGGCACATGACGAAAGGGGATCGCTCCACCCGTGCCACCACGTTCCTTGGGGCGCATCCAGTTCGAGACGCGCGTGCGATGAACGCCAACGAGACGAGAAACTGCGGTAGGACCGCCGAGAGCAGTGATGATGGTTGATGCTGGCTCCATGAATTGCAATGTAGCGAAAGTTGCTACACTTGGCAAGCCGTTCGGAGCGAACATCGCGCCAGACGCGCGTTTTTCCTTTCGCTACATTCCGCCCATGATGCAGCTACATGAGTGGGTGGCGAAAGCCTGGGAGCACAGTGGACTCAGCGGCGCCGCGCTATCGCGCCGCTTCTGGGAGAAGCTTGGCCGCGTCTCCGAGGATCGAAGCATCATAGGGAAAATGGCGAAGGACCCGGCCACTGCGGGCACGAAGCCGAGGAAAACATCAGTCGCCGAGCTGATCGCCCTATCCGAGATCACGGGCTACGCATTGCCGGACGAGGTGAAGCGCCTTGCAGTTACCGGCGACGATCGAGAAGCCTTGGAGATAGGGCGCCGCGTGGTTAGGCTGGACGCCGAGCAGCAGGCAATTCTTCGCGGCCTGCTAGACCAGTTCGACCCTGAAGAGCCTCAAAAGCAGCAAGAACACACCTGAAGGCGTGCCGTTGGTCGAGGCTGAGTCTCGGCCAAGCTCTCGCAATTCTTGCGGTCATTTCGCTCGCGACCGGCACGTCCATCGCTTCCTCCCAGATGAGAACATATCAGGAACATTATCCTAATCTCTGGTTATGTCCAGAGAAGCGTCTTGGCTATCAACAGGGTTGGCAAGCCACGTGTCCGTGATTTAGTCAGGTCGAATTAGTAGCGATATTCGCTTCATTGCCTCTTGCGTTGTGTAGCGAATGGCGCTACCTTGGCTTCATCCCCAGACGATGGAGCGCCAAGATGGCCCGCAACGAAGCGCATAACCCCGGTCCCTTCTTCACAGCCGCCGACGAAGACATTCGCGGCGAGTACGGCAACCAGCGTGACGATTACGGCCGGTTCTTCTGCGGCCTTATGAACGGGCTCTCCCTCGCCTTTGGCTTCTGGGTCATCGCCGGCATGATGTGGGTTTCCCTCACCGCTGGCGTCGAGCAGTCCAGGACCGAAGCCCTTCGCAATCAGGAAGCCTTCAGCGGCTATCGCACTGCTTCGACGGAGCAGGGACGATGAGCGGCGGTATCATTGAGCAGCCAGAAAAAGCCATGCGCGAAACGCTGTGCAAGTTCGGCTGGCACCCCGATCCTGTGATCGATTTCGAGATCGAGATTGAGAAACTGGAGAGCCGCTTCGACGGAGCCATCAATGGCAACGCCAAGCCGGGCGAGCATCCAGAAACCGTGCAAGCCGTCGTGGACGACATAGCCCGAGCGATGACGTTCAAAGCTGGTGGCACGGTCGAAGGCGTGATTGCAAAGAACCGCCTCCGCTGGCTGGAAACTCGCGCCATCGCCGCTGCCGCCAAGCCATCTTCATTCGGGGATAGCCGGTCATGACCCGCCCCTCCGACCTCCCCTCCCTCACCCTTCTGATCTCTCTCCTCGCAGCTCTCGCCTCCGTTGCGAATTCGCTGCATAGCCTCGGAGCATTCGCATGAACGCGTTCTCCAGCTTCAACGAAGCTATTCGCCAGCGCAGCATTGAGATTGACGCCGCAGCCGCAGAGTTCGTCCGTGACGGGTTCTCGCCCTGGGAAGCGCAGCGTCGCGCCATTGAACATGTCGATGCAAAGCGCAAGCGCGACGCAATCCGCCGCAATTCCAGAACGTTCGCCGACTTCGTTCGGAAAGGTGGCATCGCATGAACATGCTCGCCCACAACTTCACGGCATCGTACACGCCCGCCCGGCTTCTGATGACCGTGCCGGTTTACCTCCATGGCTCGTACATCGCGGACAGCACAGTCGAAGTGGTGTTCGTTCGCGATGAAACCGACCGGGACGGCTTCAGCATCGAAGAGATGCGGGTTCAGAACATTCAGACCGATCGCTTCTCCTGCATCGTCACCGAGCAGGACCGAGACGAAGCATCCCGCGACATGGCTTGGGAGATCCGCCGGTCGTTCTTCTCCAACGCCTACCTTCCGAAGGCTGAGGACGCCATGAAGGAAGCGGAGTACGAGGCATGAGCAGCTTCCTCGACCGCGTCAAAGCCCGACACGCCGCCTTCATCTCCGATGCCGTATCTCGCGGCTATTCCGAGGCTGCGGCCCGCTTGGCTCTCGACATCACCTATCGTCGTCGGATCCACCGGACGCACAAGCGCCTTGCTGCCGAATGCGAAGACCGCAAGGAGATCGAAGAGGCAGACCGTCATCGTCGCGAGATGGTGAAGGCATTCCGAGCCATCTGCACCGTCGCCCGTGAGGCCAAGGAGGGCGTGAATGCCGTGGCTTTGCTCCGTGAGATGGAGGCGGGGCGATGAAGAAGATGCCGGTAGGCTGGCCGTACACGGCGCCAGAAGGCTGGGTCTCATGCGCAGAAAGAATGCCCGAGACGGGCAAAGAAGTGCAGGTCGCTCACACTCATTGCCTCTACGGCTTCGACGATAGCCGTGACGGGTTCGGTATGGTGACCGGCGCCTTCGATGGGAAGGTTTGGGGCGTCAGCGAATTCTTCCTAAGCCCTCGTGCCATCGTCTACTTCACGCCGTCCCATTGGCGACCACTGCCCAATTCTGAGGTGGCGGCATGAGCGCCGTCAAGGAATCCCACATCGCAGCCGACCACTACGAGCGCCTACTCGAAGACGCCCAGGTCGAAGCGGAATACTTGCGTTTCGGCAGCCAGCCCGCTCCGACGCTCTGCTCCGAATGCGACAACGTAGAGGCCGGCTCTCGCAAGACGAACCCTCGCAACTGGCTTTGTCGGATGCACAAGCGCCGACACGCCGAGGGTTTCATCAGCCCGACCTATTGGGCCGAGAACGAACCATTCCTTCGCTGCGTGAACGTGAATGCGGGCTCGTGTCCGCTCTTCACGCCACTCCGCAAGCCCGCTGGAGGCGACCATGACAATTGAGACCAGTGCTTCCATCAAGAGCCTCATGCCTGCCCTCCTGCGCTTTCAGGGAGCGGTGGAAGGCGTGAAGCGGGACAGCAAGAACGACCACTTCCGCAACCGCTATGCCTCGCTGGAGAGCGTTATCGATACGGCACGACCTCACCTGCAGGACAACGGCCTCGTCTTCTGCCAGGCACCCGGCCGCGTCGTAGATGGCTGCATTGAGGTGACGACCCGCATCACCCATGCGGAGAGCGGTGAGTGGCAGCAGTCCACGATGCACGTTCCGATGGGCAAGCGAGATCCGCAGGGTGCGGGCTCGGCCCTCACCTACGGCCAGCGCTATTCGCTCATGGCAGCCCTTGGCTTGCCTCCGACCGATGATGATGGCGAAGCCGCCATTGATCGTCGCAACGAGCGACAAGAGCCGCAAGGGCGCGTCGTAGATCAGAACCGCGTCATTGCGGACACGATGATTGCGGCCATCAAGACATCTCGCACAAGGCCCGATCTGGCCGATTGGCAGGCTAAGCAGCAGGAGAAGATTGACGAGCTGGACGACGTGAACCGTGAGCGCGTCCTCGGCGAAGCGCGGCAGAAGTGGACGGCCCTGCCGAAGGTGGCGGCATGACCACGCGCGTCATCACCAGCGAGAACCAGCGCCAGGACCTCGTGAAGCTCATCGGCACTCGCCCTCTGCCCTTCACGGCCGAGGTCGTCAAAGGCAAGCGCCGAAGTGTGGAGCAAAACCGCCTTCAGCGCCGCCTCATCAGCGAGATCGCCTCGCAGACAGATCAGACCCCGGAAGAGGTCCGCTCCTTCTGCAAGCTGACGATCGGCGTCCCGATCCTACGCGCCGGCAACGAGATGTTCGCGGAGAAGTACGACCGCCTCGTGAAGCCGATGCCCTACGAGCGCAAGCTTGAGCTTATGGCAGAGCCCATCGACTTCCCGGTGACGCGGCTCATGACCACGGCCATGAAGACGCAGTACCTCGAAGAAATCTATCGCGTGTTCTCGCAGCAGGGCGTCGTGTTCACCGAAGACCGGGAGCGCGCGCAGTGAAGACGCCCATGATCCCTGATCCTTTGGGAGGCCGGGCCGTGGCCGAATGGGTCGGCTCCAGCCCCGACGCCAAGGTCCCCGACCGCATTCGAGACCGCGTGTTCCTCAGCGCTCGCGGCGTCTGCCATCTGTCCGGCAGGAAGATCCAGCCCGGCGAGAAATGGGAGCTGGAGCATATCCAGCCCCTATCGATGGGTGGCTCTCACCGTGAGACGAACCTCGCCCCGGCTCTTGTCGAAGCCCACCGCGAGAAGACCAAGGCCGAGGCGTCAGACCGCGCCAAGGCCGACCGCATCAGGCGCAAGGCGAACGGGACATGGCCCCGCAGCAAGTCGTCTCTCCGCTCCAGACCTTTCCCGAAATCACGCCGCTCTGGCGATAGCATCGAGGCCGATCATGGTTGAGGTGAAGAACGACGCCGCTCTGGTGGCTGGGGACCGCTACCAGCATCGCAAGGGCGGCACCTACGAGGTGCTTGGCGTAGGTGCAATGCAAGCAAGCGAATGGTGCGATGCCGTCTGGGAGGTTTCTGTCGATATGGCTCCGGTCGTCATTTACCGATCCGAGGCAGACGGCTTGATCTGGGTTCGCCCTGTCGAAGAGTTCCTAGATGGTCGGTTCACGGCCGTCTCCAAAGCCTCCCCCAATCTTCCCTCCGCAAGCCAGGAGGGCGAGACCAATGGCTGACCTCCAGAACCCCACCCCCGCCACGCCTTCCGTGAGCGTGGAGAGCGAAGAGGCTGCGAAGCTCGTCTACGACGCGATGGTCTGGGCGCGCGAACAGCAACCCGGCATCCCTGTTCCGAAGTGGATTGACGGCGGAAACAGCGATGCGCAGTACGAAGCTCGCCGCGTGGTTCGCAAGATAGCCGAACTCGCCCCCAACCCCTCACCGGCCGCAAAGAGCGGGGAAGCCGAGGCGGTCGACCTTCATCGCATAAAGTGGTCCCACATGCCGAGCTATGGCGAAATGTCGATGGACCAGCTTCGTGAAGCCGTCTCGGAGGCTGGGTTTGCTGATCGACACCATCTCGGACCGTTCGATCCAAGTTACTCGAAGGGTCATCAGCAGATCGGCGGCTGCAACTACAACTCGCTGAACCGCATCGTAACCGCGTTCGTCCGCTCCGCCCTCACCGAGCCAGCCCCGGCCGGGGAGGCAGTGGAGCCGGTGTCGGTCAACGAATACGCGGCGACCTACTATTTCGCTGGCGATGGTGGCGATTACACGCCAACCGAAGGCGAGCGAGCCATGATCGAAGACGCGATCAACGGCTACCTTGCCGCCCACCCCGCCCCCGAAAACGCCTTGCGCCTGCGGGAGGATTTTGAGCGGGTGACGCGGCGGCTCTCTGCCGCCTACGAAGCCAAGTACAGGTGCAATGAGGATGCCAATGCGGAACGCCGTGTTCGATTGGCCGCCGAGCGCGACCGTGACGATGCGCGGAAGGAGCTGGAGACGGCGCGGGAGGACAGCGAGCGCTTGAATTGGTTCGAAGCCAACATGAACGCCGAGTTGCTCCAAGAAGGCGGATGGAACGATGATGATATGCGTTGGTCCGTCTTTCTTGTGAATGGCGGTCGAAATGATCGAGAGTGGAACAGGATAGGCAGCGGCGAGACCGTTCGCGAGGCCATCGACGCCGCCCGCTCCGCTTCCAGGGAGGCCACCCGATGAGCAAGGGCAACGAGCAATCCTACTTCGACGCCCTCAAACGGATCGCGTCCTACACTCCGCCCGAACGCCTAAGGCGCGATGAGGAGCGCGGTCGCGGGTACGGCGCCGCCCCCGAAGAAGTAATCGAGATGGCTTACGAGAACGTCATCGAAGAAGCCAAGGCTGCGATCAAAGGAAAGCGGAGGCCGGCACAGTGAGCAAGGGCAACGACCTGATCGAGCACCCGCCCGTGGTCGCATGGATCATCACAGATCAGAACGGCTTTCGTTCCGTGACGCAATCGCACGTCTCTGCAGAGACCATGCTTCGGCTTGGATCGGAGGCAACTTCGCTAGTTCGTCTCTCCGATTATATCGCTCTACGTGACACCATCGCCAGCCTCTCCGAAGCGCTGGCAGAGGCGGAGAAGAAGGGGGATGCGTGGTCGGACATATCCACAGAGCCCGAAGTCGGCCGCAAGGTGATCGCTCTGTTCGATGACGGAAGCGGATCAATGATGCTGTGGCGTCATGATGACGGCTACGTCGACCAGGAGGGCGACGAGCATTCCGCGTTCCCGCCTCATCTGTTCTTGTGGCGCTATCTGCCGGACGATTTCGAGTTCTGGTGCGAGACAACATCGGAGCCTCTGACACTCAAGCTCCCGCCCCGCGATCTCTCCCAAGGAGGCAAACCATGAGTGAGAAGCTGACAGCGGCGAACTTGGTTGCTGGTCAACTCTATCGGTTCACGTATGCCGGCCGGGTGTTCCCCAACCTCTACCGTTACGAAGGGACATCGAAGCCGGCCTTCTGCCAGCTTCACGGAGAGTACATGGGCGAGGAATACCTCTTCACGAAACGCCGGAATAGCGAAGTTCGTCCTTGGAGCGAAAACTACTGGTTTCGGCTCGAGGGATACGATCTTGAACCTGCGGAGTACGTCCCGGCCGCTGGCCGCGCCGCGATCTCTCGCGAGGATGGGGAGCAGTGATGGGAGAGCGCTTCAGTGACATCCCGCGCTACCCTGCGGCTATGCCGCTTGCTCTGGCTGCAGAATACTGCGGCCTGAGCCCAGACCGGTTCAAGCAGCGATGCCCGGTGAAGCCCATCAGCTTCGGCTCATCCACTCGCGGCGATCGGTGGCTCCGCCAGCGAATCGATGAATGGCTCTTGTCGCTTGACAGGAATGAGCCGGAACAGCCGGTTCGCAGAAGGTTGGGGGATCGTCTCGGTGGTCAAGGTGCGACTGCGCGGCCTTAACGTCGTCAGGAGCCGCAACAACGGCCCGTGGTACGTCTACGTGCGCGCCACGGGAGAATGCCTCGTGAAGGCTTTCGAAGGCTCTCGGGAGGATCTGCAGCGGCATCTAGAAGGCGTCGAGTTCGCGGAGAAGCTCCTGAAGGTCAGGAAAGCGGCGCTGCCTCGGGTCTATGGGTCGGACACCTTGGGCGGCTTGGTTGCTTGGTACAAGACCGAGAACCCCAGGTGGACGAGCAAGCTGGCACCCGCAACCCGAGAGCAATACCAGAAGGTCTTTGATTACCTAGAGCCCGAGTTTGACGTGCTCCTGGCGGACATCGACACGGCTGGCGTTTACGCGATCCGAAACGCTGCAGCGAAAGCGAAATACCCCCGCTTTGCGGACATCCTCGTCTCCTGCCTATCGCGCATGTTCCGAGACGCGATCCCGGTCGGGAAGATGAAGATCAACCCGGCCGCAGGAGTGGAGAGAGTCCACAAGAGCGACCGGAACGCGAATCGCGAATGGTCAAAGGACGAATGGGAGGCTGCAATCAAGGATGCGCCTTCGCACATCCTGACCCCGCTGATGATCGCCCGCTATGCCGGCTTCAGAGGGCAGACCATCGCGAAGCTGACATGGGCGAACTACCAGCCCGATCCGATCTACGGGAAATGCTTCCGAATCATCGCGGAGAAGAACGAGGAGCAGGTTTGGGTGCCCGTGCTGCCGGTTCTGCAGGCCCATCTTGATTCGCTCGGGATGCCGGCCACCAAGATCGCGGTCACCTCGGACAAGCGCCCGTGGAAATCCGAAAAGCAGATGCAGCAGGCGGTCAGCGACTACCTGAAGAGGCCAAAAAAGGAGGGCCGCATCATGCCAGGCGCCACACTCCATGGGCTGCGCGTCACCTACGCCGCAGAGATGCGCAGAGAGGGTTCGGACGTTGGACAGGTGGCCGCTGCACTAGGCGATCGGTCCGATGCAATGGGTCGCCACTACACGCGGCACGTCGATGCCGAGGTCAAAGTCATCGCCGCTTTTGGGCGCAAAAAGAAGGATTGAGGAAGGCCAATGAGACAGCTATCAGAGAAGTCGCGGGAGGAAGTTTTGCAAAACAGAAGAGACAGTCTGCAAAACACGTTTTCTGAAACCCTTTCTGCGCAGGGCATGCGGGCTTGGCGAAATGGTAGACGCAAGGGACTTAAAATCCCCAGCGTTGCCGCTCGCAAAGGCCTTTCGCTGCAAAACAAACCCCAAATCTGCACCGAAAACGACGGGACAAATCGGGAACTGCAAAACACTTTTGCGGGCTCCCGGCCGCTGCTTGGCGGGAGGGTGGCATGAGCGAGGCGCTGGACGATGGGCAGGCTGCGGCCGACGCGATACGGCAAATTGCAGATAGGCGTTGGGATTTTTATCAGACGCAGCTTTCAACAGCCGGCCTTACCGAGAAGCTGGATCTGCGAACTCTGAGGTTCATGCGAGCGGCTTTCACGCAAGGCGTGGCTCACGCCTTTGACGAGATGGAAAACTCTATCGATGGGAGGCGCGCGTGAGCGAAAACGTAATTCATCTCGCCTTCAGAAGTCCTCACACAGTGCAGGATAGCATGGCCTTCATTGCCTGCTCATCCTGCCGCAACAAGACCTACACCCTCGTTGAAGACCGCGTTGGTGATTTCCCGCTGATGCGCTGTGCCGCTTGCGGTCAGCATATGGGTCGCATGGGCTGGGCTCATGACGACGACCCTGCGCTCGGGGGCCAAGTATGAACGACAAGCTGTCGGAGGACATTCTGGCGGTCCTAGGCCGCGCCACGCATCCGCTTTTGAACAGAGAAATCGCGTCTTCAATCGGCTGCGCCCCCGGCTGGCCCATCAGCCAAAGGCTCGCGAAACTCAAATACGAGGGGCACGTTCGGTGTGAATCGAAGCGCTGGCAACTAGCCCACGGCGGGATTAGCCAATGAGGACCGCGCTGTGGCTAGGCGTATTCCTTGCGCCATTCGTTCTCGACGTTTTTCGATTCTTGATCGGCTCCCGACCCGCAACGCAGCTTGAATTCCAACTCCATTTCGCCATCGCGCTTGGGTCCGGGATTTTCCTGTATCTGCACTGGCTTGCATCGGTTCTCGGCCTCATCAGATCGCGTAGAAGGAAACCGCATGACGACCTCTAACGAACTCCGGGCTCTCCTCGAAAGGGTGGAGGGTGGAAGCGGGTCAGATCGTGAGATCGACGCAGAGCTATGGGCGCTCGTGGGCGTGCCAGATCGGTGGTCTGTAGCTGACGCCAAAGAAGCTCAACAGCATGGCGTTGCAGCCGTTCTAGATCGTAAGCAAGCGGCCATAGGAGGCATTAGCTGGCGGCTTTATGACGAAGCTGAGGGCGATTGGTGCTTCCGGGTCAAAGGCTACACCTCCTCCATCGACGCCGCCGTGGCTCTCGTTGAGAAGGTGCTGCCCAACGAGATGC